GACCCCCGCAGCCATGAAGCTCGTCTCCATGCCGGGCGGGGCGAGGCTGGAGTAAAATTGGCTATCCCAGACGTAGAGCGTCAGGCACGCGACCACGACAGCGGCCCAAAGCGCACTGAATGTAACAAAAGCGACTGTAAATGCGGGCGCGTGATCCCTGACCCAACGGCCAGCGGACGCCCACTCTGCTTTTGTAGGGGCTCTCAACGGCCCAGCCCCTGAAACTCGGCCCAGCGTTCCAAGCCGAGCTGCAACACCGCGAAGCAGCCAACGGCCATCAGCACCCAGCCCGCAATCGGGATGCGCGCCCACATGCTGCCCTTCTGGCTGTCCTGTACCTGCGCAATTTCGCGCTTGTGTGTGCTAAGGTCGGCGCGGAGATGGTCGATTGCTTCCACGAGCTTCTGGAGCCCGTGGCGCACTTCCTGGCTATCGGATTGGAGTGACGCGAACTTCGTGCGCATCTCGCTCTCGATGGCGGTCACCTTTGCTGCGATCTGTTCCACGTCTTCTCCGTTTGCCTTGCGCTTCCTGAGCTGTTCGAAGTCCTCCGCAACCTCACGCAATTCACGCTTGAGCGCCTTGAAGCGCTCATTGAAATCGTCATCCATTGTCCCAGCCTTTTAGGTTCGTGCTTAGGCGTCTAGCCAACGCCCCAGCGTCTGCCGTCTCTCAAGGTCTTGCAGTTCGGCCTGTTCCTCGCCCGTGAGGCCGACAGAGCCGTCCTCGTTGACCTTGATTTCCGGGGCGATGAGGTAGTGACGCAGCTCGCGCAGCCGTTGCGACAGGCGCGCCTTGGCATCGTCCAGCGTCTCGTCTGCGAGCATCAGGTCTGCGAAGTGGTGTTCGGGTTCGGCCGGCGCAGGCTCGGGTTCCACAACACGCGCGCCGCCCATCCGCTTCACCGCTTCCTGTATCAGCCACTCGTCATGTTCGGCCTCGCGCATTGCGGCAATCCAGTTGGGCCAGGGCTCCTCTGGTTCACTCGGCGGTGGCGGCTCAGGCTCTGGCTCTGGCGGATGCTCCGCGACGTAAACGTGCCGGATCGCCGGGACGAACTTGCCGTCCTCGTAAAGCGCGTCAGGATCGCCCTCGCGTACACGCTCTGCTCGTGTCTCGGGGATGCGCCAGTCAGGCTGCACTTTCACGCGGTCCCGGTCGGGAATGATGTGGGATTTGCCTTCGGAGAGATTCAAAAGCGATTGCTTATGGTCTATCATGCCATGTCTCTTGGAGGTTGGAATGAACGCGATTGTTCAGGCGCCAGAGCTTGCCGATGCCTGCGAACTGGTGATCGACCCGGAACGTCCGTGGCTTGATCTGCGCCTTGGCGCGGGCGCGACTTGGCCCAACATTGTCGTTCATGCGGGACTTCCTCCACCGACGCGCGCCACGGTGCAAATTGGCGCGCACTCCAATGTGACCGGCACGATCATTGTGTGGGGCGAAAGGCCCCGTGTCGTGATTGGCAAGGGCGTCAGCATTAGCGGAGGGCAAATCTGTTGCGGTAACACAGCAGAAATCCGCATTGGCGACGGGCTCCAGTGCGCGGGTGATCCGAACATAAACGCCCGTCACAATGGCGCGGTCATAGTTGGCAGCGGCAACCTCTGGTCTAACCGGGTGTTCATCGCCACTGATGACATGCACGCAATCCGAGACCTGAACACCGGAACTCGGATCAATCGTCGCGGGGGCAAGATCGTCATCGGAGACAATGTATGGCTTGGTTACGAGGTGCTGGTGCGCAACGGAGCGGTCATTGGTGACGGAGCCATCATTGGCGAACGAACCCGTGTTGCTTGCTGCGTTCCCGCCCGCGCCTGCGCCGTGGGAGATCGCGCCCGTGTCGTTCGCGAAGGAGTTTACTGGACGCATGAAGATAACGCTTAGGTGAAGCTGATCGAGTTGATGTCAGCGCAACGGTATTGAATGCCGCTTAAGGACAATTCTGTGTTGCCGGGGCAGGACACAATAACAAGCTGCCCGTCCTCCCTGATCTCAAGCAGCGCAACCGTATGCGTTCCCGAGTTGTTGCAATAAACGCTGAAGCGCTCACGCTTCTCAGGACGAAAGCCGACAGGCATTGTCAGGATGACAACGGAAGCACTCGGATCGCCTGACTTGATTGACCCTTCCAGCGTTACGAAGCCATCATAGTCCTTGGTAAAGCTTGCATCTTCGCTGGTTACATCGCCACCAGTAAGAACCGCTCCGCTGATAGTCGTGTTTGTAGCAGACTCAGCCAGCGTGAAGCTGTTCCCCGCCGTGCCGCTGGCATCGTAGAGAACGTATATGTCGCCCGCAATTGAGTAGTAGGTTGCCAAGGCCACACCCGCCACAACCGACGCATTGAGAACGGTAGTGAACGCTGCGGCTGTCGCTGTAGCATCAACCCCGATGTTAAACTCGTTGCCGGTCGCGCCAGAGGCTCGCGCCGTGAACACCGTGCTGTTGACCGTGATTGTATCAGCCGCCACTGGCAGGCCAGAGAATGAAATGGAACCCCGCGCCGCACCCTTGTTATTCCACACACTAGAAGCCGTCAGCGTGGCAAGCTTACGAACTCCCCGCGTCCCAACGCCGTTGTCCGTGATAAGCGCGCCACCAGAGCGATTGGACGTGATTTTGCCAACATAGGTATCGACGGAATCGGTGTCGATAAACACGTCCACCGTTGCGGAGGTAGAGGCATGGCCGACGAGGCAGATCACATTGTCTACCTCAAAGCCGATGCAGTTCTTGACGCGGAAGATGGCGGAAGCCCCAACGCCTGGATAAACCCCGATGTGTGTATTGGACACGGAGCAATTCCGGTTGCGGCCCTTGTCGCCCTTGAAATCAAGAATGTAGGTCGGCCCCGCAACAATCGCCTCGATGTTCGCGTTCTCGACATGCATGTGCTGAGCGCGATGCACCAACAGCGCCCCGTCCTCGCTGGTGCAGTTCCAGTTCTGGATTAGGCATTGAGACGGCATCTCTGCGTCAGGCGATTGGATGGATTGCCACTCAAAACCGATGCCGCCGCCAGTGGTCAGGATTGTGTTGAACGCAAAAGAGTCACCAACATCGAGGAACAGGAAGCCGCCGCGCGAGATGACCTGCTCAACCGTGCTGCAATAAAGCCCGCCCGTGATGTTCTTGCTGTGGCTCTCGACCACAGCCGCGCCGCCGCCCGTAGCCGTGCTGCTGGCTGTAGAGGCGTGCGTGATCGTGTAGGTGTCGGCTGTTGGCGTAGAGGCGACAAGATATGTGCCGCTCACCGTCAATCCGCCAACCGCCGTTGCGCCGGAAAACTCTACATACTGGTTGACAGAAAAACCGTGCGCTACGTGCGCAATGGTAACTGTGTTGAGCGTGTTAGCTGTCGTGATGGGGTTGTTGACAAGGGTCGTTGGCGTCGAGTTGCGGAAGCGGAATCCTACGTCATTCCCTTCGAAGATGATGATCTGTTTGAAGTTCCAGAATGCCGCCTGTGTCGAATGCCGCGTGTCGATGTCGATACCGACGCCGCCATATCTGGAACTGTTGTTAGGGTCGCCAATCAACAGCTTCTCAAAGCGTTGCAGCCAGTTGACAACCGAAGCGGTTGGCGTGATCCGAAGGGTAGAGACTGCTGCGCCAACGCCGCTGTCCGGCGTGATCGCGCTGAAGAACCCCTGCCCGAGAATAGATACGGGTTTGGTGTAGTTCAGGCAGTAGCCATTAGATCCGCTCTCCACGACTTCGTATGTCTTGTTGGGGCCAAGCTCGATGATCTGACCACCAGCGTTGCCCGCATCATGAAGCGATTGAAGGGCAACGCGGTCGTTCGTGGCGCCATCTCCTGTGGCGCTCCATCCTGCCTGATAGGTTCCAACATCAATAATGCGGACCCAGACACCCGAGGCGCCCGTGGGGTCGGAATCTGGGGCAACATAAATTGCCTCGCCGGGATCAAGCGCAACGAATGCAGTCTGTGAACCAGGCAACCAGCGGAAGAGACCGCCGCCATCACCGCCAGCGCTGGAGCGGCCCAACACTTGTACGGCATAGCTAGACGCAAGCCCGGATATGCTGACCGCTTTAAGCAGCGCTTTCGTGGCGACGACGCGGACCCCATCCGTAATCCCGTAGCCTGAAACAGTGGTGGGCTTGGTGGCGGCGAATGCTGCGGTCCAGCCAGAGCCGAGCGAAGTTGCAAGCGCTGGCGCCCACGTCGAATGGATCAGCACGCCATCTGCGTAAGTAACGCTGATGACGCCGCCGACCACATCGGCTTCCCAGATAACAGTCGCGCCGTCCGAAGTCGTGACGCTCCACTCGTATTCAATGGCGCTGTCGAAATAGAACTCCAGCCGTCCGTCAGCATCGCCCACATAGGGATTGGTGGTCGGCGTCGTCAGTCCGACGTTGGAGTAGAGCGGGCTGCGGGTTGTCGTGTTGCGGAGGTAGCTGTTCAGCTTGCAACCAGACGCAGGCCCGCCGCCCGGCGCGATCATGTTTCCGACTAGGGCAATGGCGGCCATGTGCTGTCCTCAATGCGAAAAGCCCCGCCTTGCGAGCGGGGCCGGGTCGTTTGTGGTGGGGGTGGGGTTAGGTTTCTGCGTCCGGTTCCATGATGACGATCAGGGAGCCGCCGCCGACTGCGGGAATGCCGTATTTGGTGACTTTGAAAACGCTCGGATCGCTTGGGCTTGCGACTATCGTCCCCGGCTTGGATTTAGGGCCAGCGGGAAACAACACATTCCTGTTTTCGTCCCAAGTTGAGGGGCGGAAATTCGGGTTCTCCGCGACATCATCTGGATTGGCGAGGCGCACGTTGTAGCCGCGACGTTTCAAGGCCATGTAGATCTTGACCGCATCGCCAGAGACGAGGCTATCAGAGTACATGGCGCGGCGAGACGCAGCGGCACGTTGCGCCAGAGCCTCGTACATCTTCACGCCAAGCCCCTGCCCGCGCATGTCAGCGTCAAGGCGCGATTCCTTGACGACATAGTCGCCGCGCTCGTTGAGGGTGAACGTGATTTCGCCCTCGCCCCGCTCTGACTTTATCGCCACGCGCCCAGTTCCTGATTTGTCGGATGGCATCTGAATGTCTACGCCATCAAACTCCGTCGCCATTGGCTTTGTGGCTTTGGTGTTCGCTATGAACGTGCTGGGCTTGCCCTTGCCCCCACCAACCCCGTTCATCACTGGCGGTGGTGTCAGTTTATTGAGCGGTGGCCCCTTGGGACGGCTCTCTGACTTTCCTCCAGCGAAGCGGACGATCTGCTGGTCGTCGGGAACGTCTTGGGTTTCCCAAGGGCGCTTGGCGCGGCGTTGTTCGGGGGTGAAGTCTCTGCGGGTCTGGACGTTGCGGGCTTCGGTTTCTCCGGCGAGGCGCTCATACATTCGACGCGGCGAATCCGTAGTTGTGTTTCTATCAAGCCCGTAGACGTTGATAATTTCCTGAAGCTGATCATCTGGGTTGCTGATCTTGTCGCGCGCTAAATCACGAGCTTTTTGCGAAGGGAGCCAGTCCATGATGCCGTTCTTTTTGAAATCCTGAACGAGAGCGTTTTCAACGGCGATCCAGTCAGCCTTCGGCATCTCTTTCCGCTTGGCTGCAATCTCGCGCCGCCAATGTATTGCGTCCCGTGCAAGCTCTGCCTCTTTTTGCTGCGTAAAGCTTGCCTCTGATCCACCCCGTGCAAACCCTTCCCGACCCTGCACGCCATGTTGCATTTCGTGCAGCGACGAGGAAAGCTCTTCCTCCGGTCGCTGAAATTGCGACGAGAGGAACGTGTCGGCGGGCTCATCATAAGCGGCTCTGGTTCCAAGTCCGCCTTCCAAACCGAACTGCTTGAATGGCCGCTCTGCCATGTCAGGATATGCATCATAAACCGCGCTGTGGCCGACTGCCTCGCCAAGCTTCATGTCTGGGCTTTTAGCAGCTAATTGCTGCTCAAGGTCAGCGATAAACGCCATGTGTTCGGATCGCGTCCGCGCCTTGGCCGCATCAACCAGGTTGGGGCCAATTGGCCGACCGAGTTCTGTTGACAGATCGCGAGCAGCAGCTTCTGCGCTTGTCCCGTTGCGATCAGCCCTGTGCCGAATGATGCTGGCCGTTTCCGCATCTCCAAGCTGCTTGTCCAGAGCGTCAGAGCGCAACTTGCGGTTTTGTGCGGATGTTGCTTTCGCTCCGCTGTCATCAATCTCAAACCGCCACTTGCCATCGACGCCCTTGAACCAGCCCGTCGCGTCCCAGATGTCATCACGGCTCGCGCCTTCGGCTTCCATGTTCTGCGCACGGGCGAGAGCGGCCTTGTCTGCGGTCTTTGCGTTGACGCCTGCAAAGGTCTGCTGGTTCGGTCCACGGAATTTGCCAGCGGGAGCAGCGCTTGCCCGCCCACCCAGCGCACGCACGCCACGGCCTGCAATGCCGCCAGTGAGCGCACCGCCTGCGCCGCCAAGCATACGCTCTTGAGCATCGACAACGCCGTCCCCGTTCTGGTCGGGAGCGGTTGCCATGCCGATGGCTGTACCGCCTGCGGCTCCTAGGGCTTCGGGCGAGCCAGACATGCCGAGGCGGTTCACAGGCGGTCCCTGCGGCGTCGGGGGCGGCTCCACGTTCAGCGCGTTGCGTGGGGGGCGGTTGCCGTAGATGCGGGCCAGGTTCTCGTCTGTCGCGCCGCCATAAAGAATGTCGGCCATGAGGTCGCGTTGGGGCTTGGTGTAGGAGCCGCTACGGGTCAGCGCTGCAAGGACCGTGGCGAGCGGGTTTGTCTTGAACGCCAACGCGGTCTGCGCCATTTCGGCAGCGTTCTGGATGCCGCCAGCGCCGCCCATTCCTGCCTGCGATGTAGCAGAGCCGACGTTGGGATTGCGGCGCTGCGCGTTCTTGATGATGACCTGATCCGCACGGATGCGGGCAACCAGGTTATCAGCAACGTCCTTGTCAAACACAGCGCCGAGGATTTCGCGCATCCGCTCGCTTGCGATGCCGTCAATCCCGCGCCCCTTCTCGATGTCCAGCGCCAGCTTTTCTATGGCGCCCATCTGCAAGGCCGTGAGCGGCTTGCCTTTCAGCCCTGAAGCCAGCGAGCGGACACGCTCAACCAGCATGTTGCCGCCTGCGACTTCCTTGCCCTTCTCGCGAGCCTCGCGCATCCGGGGCGCGTCTGCATTGTCACGGACGGCCTTGTATTCCGGCATGAGCGCATCAAGCTCGGCCTTGACGGCTTCCAGCGCCTTGCGGATTTCGTAAGACGCCTGACCGCCTGCGCGTTTCTGGCTCTGGATAGTGTAGTCCAGCCCCTGCTTCACGAGGTCCCAAATGCGCGCGTTGCTGGGCGCTTGTCCCGCAGTCGTCTTGAGGCTTTCGGCTTTCTTGATAGCGGAGCGGACATACTGCCCCACGACAGGGTCGTCAGCGAGTTCCATCAGGCGTTCAGAGTTTACGCCCGCGTGCTTCTCAAACAGCGCCTCGTAAGCCGGGCTGATGTCTTCTGACGCTTTCTGGATGGCTTCATCCAGATCATTCGCAACGCTTGCGGGGTTGATCTTCGTAGTCGTCTCGACGTCCGAGAACAGTCGTCCGGTTCGCGTGCGGAACACGTCGTCTGCCTGCTGCATCGCCAGTTCAGGGGCGTTGCCCGGAAGGCGCGAGAGGCCAACGCCGAGGTTCTGCGCCTGCTGCGTAGCGTCTGCCAGAGACACGGGCTTGTCGCCATATTGCGCATTAAGGCTTGCCTTGACTTCATCAGCGGTCTTGCCGAGCGGCGCCAGCGCGTTCCTGAGAACGTTGGACACCACGCGCTCATCAAACCCTTTCGGGCGGAATGGCTTCACGGCAGCACGAAAGCCACGCCCGGCAAGGCGCGGGGCGATCATCCCAGCAATAGCGCCAGTACCCGGATTGATGATGTCGGGGCCACCGCCTTCGTTGCCGTCTCCCGGCGCCGCAAGAGCGTCCCCTGCGCTACCGGCAAACGCACCGACGCCACCGCCAACGATCCTGTCCGCGTTGTTCCGCAGGAACCCGCTCGCCTTGGGCTCTGCGGGGGCGCTGAAGGGGGCGGGCTGTGGCTGGGGGGCTGCGGCTTGCGGAGCGGGCTTGCCTACGGGCGGGGCTCTGGTGGCCTGCATGGCTGCGCGTTCAAGGTCGGCCACGTTCAGCGCAAGCGTGTTTTTCGGCACGTTGAGGCCGCGCGCCGCCATCGAGCCGGGAAGCATTTGCAAAGCCGCGAAGCTGCCGTCGATGGCAAGCTGTTGGGCGCCCTCGCCCGCTTTCGCCATGTCGCCGTCAATGAGCCCTGCGCCTGCCTGCTTCGCACCCTGATAGGCGCGTCCGAGGTCGTCCACGGGGCTGATGAAGTCCACCGCCTCGACAGCGCCGCGCAGCGGGTCGGCCTGCGTCGTGCGCGCCCAGCCTTCAAGGCCACCGCCTGTCAGGCCCCTGACAGGAGCCTCGAGGCCGCGCGCCACGTCCGCAATCAGGCTGTTCGTGTTGCCCGTGTCAGCCATGCGCGGCTGCTGGGCCTGCGGCCGGGCATACCCCGACTTGGCGAGCGGGTCAGCCACATAGCCCATCGCCGCCATGCGCTGCGGGTCGGCAGGCTTGGCTGCGAAGGCTTCGTAGCCGCCAGGAATGGCCGCAGCGGCTTCCTCAATGATGGCGTCAGTCTCGGAGCGGAGGGACGGGGCGGCAGACTTCAGCAGCCCGCGCCGTTGCGCTTCCTCGTAAGCCGCTTTCTTCTCGGGCGGCAGCAAGCCGCGCTTGTAAGCCTCTGCGAGCGCATCGGCCTTGCTGACAGTCTGCGGTTGCGGCCCCATTAGTCGAGCCCCAGCATCGCTTTGAGTTCGTCGTCACCCATAGCAGCCGCGCCGCTCTCAGGCTTGGCAAGCAGGGGCGGAACACCCACGCGCGTCCGTGTCGAGCCCGTCGCGCCTGCCGGCCGTCCCGGTAGAACGGGGGCCTTGACCGCCTTGTCTCGCGCGACTTGGATGCCTTTGCGGTAGTAGCCCTGAAGCTCGTTTGCAGCTTTCAGCGCCTCGCCAACAGAGATGTCCTGATTTTTGAGGCGCGTAATGGCTGCTGTTGCCGCAGCGCCTTCCGTCTCGGTAATCGCGCCCGCGCCGCGAAGCTGGTCGAAGGCGTTCAGGAATGCCTGGCTCGTAACCTGATTGACCAGCGCCTGAATGTCCGCGCCCTCTGTGCCGGGAATGGCGTACAGCTTGCCCTGCATCCCGTAGCGCTGGCCAATGTTCCGGCTCTTGAGGTCTTCAACCGAGGCAATGGCCGTCCTCGAACGAAACTCGATGCCGGGCAGGTCAAACGCCGCTTGTCCTTGCGCCTTGCCCTGCACTTCCGCGCTCGCCACGGCCGCACGGTTGCCCGCAACGTCTGCGATGGGTGCAAGCTCCGAGGTCGCCAGCGTGCGCTTGTCCACCGCGACGGGAACGCCGCCCACGTTGGAAAGCTGCGGCGGGATGTAAGCCGTGCGGCCCGTTCCCTGCGCCTGCCCGTTGGACATGACAACCATCTGCTCGCCCGTGTTGGCGTCGATGAAGCCTTGGAACGCGCGGGCCGTCTCGGCAGGCGATGAGCCCTCATAGACAGGCTTCCAGCTTCCGTCGGCTTGCCGCTCAACGATCTGATTGCCCACCTGCCGGATATCAGCGCCTTTGGCTTCCTGCGGCGACGGCTCGCGCACAAGGTCCATCTTGCCCGTGGTCGGGTTGAACGAACCCACGCCACCGTCGCCAAGGTTGACGCTCTGGAATTGCACGGGCTTCGCCACTTCCGGCGAAATCCCCGCCTGCGCCGACAGCGCCGCGATCTGGCCGTCTAGCGCCTGGTCACTGAACTTCGTGACGTCCAGCGGCATCTGCGAGACGTCCTGCCCGATGATCTTGCTGATGGTCGGCGCGTTCTGCTGCCACCACTGGCCGCGCTGCTGTTCGGGGAGCGCGCGTTGCTGCTGCATCAGGGCGAGGGTCTGTTTCAGCTTGTCGCCTTCTGCGGCTTTCGCCTCGTCTTTTCCCGCCTGCCATGCCTTCGGATCATAGCCGCGCTGGAAGCCGTCGATTGCCGCCCCGATGCCCTGGAGCAATGCGTTCTTCGGGGGCGCGGGCATGGACTGTTGCGGGCTCATGTTCATGGCGGCATTCTGCATGGGCTTCTGCGCCATGCTTGCCGCAAGCGGGTTTGTGAGCATCAGCCCCACCACTTCTGTTGCTTGCCGTAATCATTGAGCGTGCCAAGTGCGCCGCTGACGCCCTGACCGATGCCCTGATATGCGGATGACAGCGCATTGGCCTTGGCGTTCCCGGCCTGCATCATCGCGTTCCCGGCGTTCGCGCCATAGTTGCCCGCCGCAGTTGATGCGAGCTGCGAATTTGTCTGCCCCATGCCTGCCAAGTCAGCGAGCCGGTTCGTGTAGTCGCCAAACGCGCCGTAGGTGTTCCCCGCCAGCGTCTTCGCATAGCGGCCTTCCGCAGCCCCGCTGATGGACTTGCCCGCAGCCCCGAGGTTGCCCTTGATCTGGTCGAATTGCTGGTCGTTGATCGTCGTTGCGAGCTTGGCATAGGGCGAGGCGTAGAACTCCGCGAGCGGGTTGGACGCGCCGCCCATCGCGCCGCCCTGCACCTGCTGCGCGCCGCCCGTGGGCATCGTGCCTTTCGTGTCGGTCATCGACGCGAGCGTGCGGCCCTCGTTCTTCCCGAACTGGTTGTAGTGCCAGTTGGCGTATGCGTCCTGGTTGCCGCCAAACAACGCCTTGATGTCAGGTTTGGCCCACTCGGCAGCGAGGTCAGGCTGCTGCATGTAGGCGGCATAGTTGAAGCCGCCCGGCGCTTGCGTGGCGACCGTCTTCCAATCGTCCCCGCCGTTGCGGATCATGCCGCCGACGGCGCCGCCTAGCGCGCTGCCGATGGGGCCGAGGCCGGGAATGAAGCTGCCCGCAACGCTGCCGATCAGGCCCGCCGCCGCGTTCGATCCGCCGCCGCCCGAATGGCCCTGCACAGGCTGGCCCGCGCCGAGGTTAGGCAGCATCTGCGAGCCGCCCTGCATGTTCATCCCGCCGCCGCCATACGCCGCTGCGTAGTCCTGCGGCGCGATGCCGAACAGCGCGGCCAGCTTGTTGGAGGCGGCGCCGCCCGTCATGTAGCCGGGCGAGGCAAGCCCGCGCTGGTCCATGTAAATCTGGCGCTGTAGCGCGGTCGTCTGGTTCGCCGCGTCCTGTTGTGCGTTGGCCGCAGCCTGCCCGCCTTGGCCCGACATATAGCCGCCAGCCAGTGACGCGCCCGCGCCAATCAGCGCGCCTGCGTTATCCGTGGCGAATTTTACGACCTGGTCCCACATGCTATGCCGTCCACGTAACAGACATTGACCCGGAAAGGCCGGGCGCCGTTATCTCGTTCGTTCCAGATGCGCGCTGTATCTCGAGCCTGATGTCCACCTGCGCGCCCTCGTTCGCCGGAACCAGCACCGCCGTCAGGGGCAGGCCCGCGAAGTTGACCGCCCACGTCGCAGGGATGGTGATCGGGATGCCCGCTTCGTTCTCGTTGATCGGGGCCGTGTAATCGACGCTGAAGGTGTCGCTGTCGAGCGTGTACTCAGTACCGCCGCCCGTCAGTTCTTCTCGTATCCGCCAGTTGCCCGCGAAGCTGGTGTCCACCGTGCCATCGTCGCTCAGGCCGCCCGATATGGTGCCGTCAATGTAAGCCGTGATGCTGTAATCACCGCCCGCGCCGGTCGGGGTAAGCGTGACCGTCGCAATCGTGACCCACGTCGAGCCGCTGCTAAGGCCGCCGCTGAACGCCACGGCGTTGGAGGTCGTGGCCGCACCGCCGCCCGCCGCTGCCTGCACCGCCGCATCGTTGACGATCCGCGCCGCGCGCTCCGCCGCAAGGGCAGCGTCCGCCGCCGCCTGCTGCTGGGCCAGGATCGCAACGCCGCTGTTGACGTTGCTGGAGAACTTCACCCCGCCCGTCAGGTACTTGTACCACTCGTTCGTGAGACGGCCTTCCTTGTCCACGAGCGGGATGGACAGCGATGGCGGTTTAGGCGCCCGCTCCGTCACTTACAGATCCTCATTGACGACAACGCCGAGGTAAGCTGCCGGCGCGGGATCGCTTTTCTGGAACTGGAACACCATGCCCGCGAGCTTCGTGCGCCCGCAGCGATGCCAGACGGTGCGCTGGTCATAGACACCCTGCGCGCCTAGCTTCCTGTCACGCCAGTTGGTCCACGTATTGCCGCCATCTGTCGAGGCACGCATCCGCACGATGGGGTCAACGCCCTGCCCCGTCGCCACGCCGACACCCTTTGCACTCTCAAGCCGCAGCGTCGTGATTGGCAGGCTATCAGGCGCTCCCGACAGATGCGCCGTGAACTCGCGCACAATCTCGGTTCCCATCGTCGTGGTGTTCGCCATGCTCTCCGACGTGTAGTCCCGGCTCAGCTCGTCGAATTGTCCCGTTGCATCGCAGACGAATACGCGCCCAGCGGCAGTGATGATGTCCGTATAGCGCCACGTCGCTGTCAGGTTGGTTCCCCGCGTGTGCCATTCCTGCGTCAGCACGTCGAACACCATGCAGGCGCTCGGCGTGCGGTACTCGACAAAGATATGCCCCCGGTCCTGGTACGTCTTGCCGATGATGTTCGCCGCGCCTGCCGATCTCAGCGCCGCAGATACCCACGGTTCCGAGACGATGGGCGAGCCGCCCTGGCCCAGCCTGCGGACGTTGAAAGCCTCGTCCACAAAGAACAGCGAGTTGTCAGCCTTGACGATGCCATCACGGCACGCGCAGCCCACTTGCTGCGTCATGCCAGCCTGCGCCGCGAACGGGTCGGCGCTGTCGCCGGTCTGCGACCAGACCTCAATCGTCTGCGAGCCAAGCAGGTAATAGAACTCACCCAGCACACGGCCCGCGATGATGTCGTCAGGCGAGCTCTCGGCCGTGTAGTAGTTCAACGCCGTCACGTCATCGAGCGCGAGGACAGCCGTGAAGCCGAAGCGGTTCTTGTACGTGAACAACCCACGCTGGCCCAACGTGTCCACGCTGGTGAACGCGGTTGCGCTCGCATCGCTCAGCAGCGTTGCATACTGCGGATCAGCAACAGCCGCGATGGCTGTTCCGGTCGAGACGTACAGCCCGCCATTGAACAGGCCGAAGCCCTGCGTCTCGGTAAAGGCAAAGTCGCCACGATCCGTCCCGGCAATGGTCCCCGTGAGGCTTCCCGTCGAGTTGCCCGATGGCGTGAACGTGGACAGGGTCGTCCCCTGCGCGATCAGCACGTTGCCCGAGGCGTGGCCGTCTGCCTGCCACATCCCACGGCACGCGCCGGCAAAGTCGGCACGCTGGAGACTGCCAGGCGCTTCGATCAGCACATTCTCGCGCGTGGGATCGTTCGGATGCGGCTCGCGGTAGACGTTGTGGCATTTCTTCTCGGCAAGCCCCGTGACAACAGCGGAGGCTGCGGAAGTCGCCATGGGCACGCGCATCTAGAAGTATTCCGCCCGCGTCGGCTTGTTGAACCGCTCGCCGCTCTGCACGAGACGCCGCAAGTTACGCTCTGCTGTCGGCTCGTAAGTCTGACGGAACGATGCGGCCTGCCCGCCGTCCATGTAGTCGTCAGCCGCATGACACGCCACGTACATGGCAAGGTCTTCCAGCATGGACTGCGGGCAAGCACTGTCGGACCAGTAGGCAATGCCAAGGTCGCGCAGCTTCTCGTTGACGCTGGCAATCAGCCCCTCGATTAACGTGCTGTCCTCGGCTTCAGCCGTCTCGCCTGCTTGCAGCACCTTGAGCTTCTGAAGCACGCGGTTGCGCAGCTCGGCAAGGGTCGCGTCAGCCATCGATCACCGCCAGAGGCTCGCTTGTGGCGCCCTGAAGCGCCGCGCGCAGCCGTTCGATGCCCCAGCGCTTGTCATAGTTCGCGCCGAGGTCGTCGAGCTGCTGCTTGATGATGGCGCGTTCGTCCTGTTCCCGTGAGCCTTTCGGCTCCGGCGCATCCTGCGGAACTTCCGTAAAATACGGATGGTTCCGCAGTTTATTGACCTGCCACGGGAGCAGATGCCCCACGTCAACAGGAGCGCCAGCCGAAAACGTGACGCCGTAGAGGGAGGCGAACTCGTCGCCCCCCTCATCGTCACCCTTCCAGATGAAAGCCGACATCAGACAGCAATCGTCGGATCGACCACGTACCAGACAACCACCGAGACGACGCCGGTATGACCTGCGTTGCCCGCTGTATTGGCTTCGATCTGGATCTTGGTCTTCTTCGTGAACTGCGGGAGCGTACCCGCAGCCAGAACGCCTC